TCACGGCGCGATCAGTCCATGGTGCCGCATGGCCGCCAGCATAGCGTTGATGCAGCTTCGGGCTTCACTATCGACAGTTGCGCCTCCGGCGGCATCAGTAATTGCCGCGACCTGGGTCCCAACCACACGCACGCCATCTACATACAGCCCCTCTGCGCCCAGACCTGCGTCCTGCCAGACGCCGCCCAGATAGTGCATGCTGTTCCCTCGGTCGGCGACCCACATGGACAATCCTGTGCGCGGCGCTGCAAATCGCCATCCGCCTTCGGTCCAGCAGGCAACGGCGTCCTCCCGTCCGGCCCACGCCCCGGTCGCCCCAGCCGCGACGATCCAGCAATCCCCGGTGTCCGGGTCCAATGGCGGCGCATTCTCATCGGCGCTTTCGACCTGCCCGTGTAACAGCATGTCGATGCGCGCCAGCGCCTCATTATGAAAGACTTCCTTCTGCGCCTGTCCCGAAAAAAGCTGCGGCAATGCCCATCGGGGCGTCACGTCCGTCGTCATAGTTCAATATCCTGTCCAAAGTTTCACAGCGAAAGCTGCAATCTGGTCGCCCGCCCCATGGCGAACGATCCGATCTGCCGGATCTCGACCGCCATTTCCCCGCCCCCGTCGGCGGCGACCATGGCGGCATCATATGTCCAGGCCGGAAACACCGTTTCCACCCGGCGGACCAGCGCGTCACCGTCCAGCACCTTCACTTCATATCGCTCGCTTTCCTCGGCCAGCGGAACATCGGACCCGCTCAGCCATCGCCACCCGCCCCTGCTCCGCCGCGTCCATGTGACGGTCCATCCGCCTCCTCCGTCAGGGACCGCTCCAGCATGAACCGGCGACGGCGGAACCAGCGCTTCTCCGCCTACGGTCAGCACCGCTTCGGATGGTTCCGCGTCGCCGACGCCAATCGCGGCCAGACGCAGCGCAGCGCCCGCTTCGATCCCGCTCTGCGTTACGAAAGGTTCGACCAGCCTGTCCTCTTCGACCAGCAGGAAAGGCTCATCGGCTTCATGCCCCACCATCGCCCATTCGGTTCCGCACAGCCCACGCCGCAACCCGTCCAGGCGGAAACTGAGCGGCCCGGTCTGCACCGCGCGCGAAAACTGGATCAGCTCGCGCCCTGCCAGAACAAGGTTTCGGCCCAGCGACAGGGCCGCTTCATCGGCATCGCCCAGTTCCCATTCCGCTGCCAGCAAGGTGACATGCAGGGAATGGCGCTCATCGATCATCGCCGCGCTGCCCGGCGGCAACAGTTCGTCCACCCGGCCCATCACGGCGGCAGGCGCGGTCCGGCCCACAGGGGTCGCTTCGCCCGTCGCGCCCATCGCAAACAGCGCAGCGCCCCGCCACCCCGCGCCACCGCTGGCCGCCGCGACGATCACCGGACTGGAAACCAGACCATCCCTTATCAAAGGCAGGTCGGCCAGCATCAGCGTCGTCGGGCCATGCGGCGCATCCTCCTGCCGCACAACCGCTCCAGAAGAAGCGCCCGGCGGCAGCATCGACTCCCCGCCCGGCACCCGCCGCAGGGTCAGGCGCACCGCCATCGCCTCCCATTCCCTCTCCTCGATCCGCCACCGGCCAGGCGCGCCTTCCACCCGCACCACATCGCCAGCATCGTGGCGCAACGCATCCCAGCCACAGCGCAACATGATGGTCGATCGCCCAGCCCACGCATGGGCCAGCCGCCGCGCCGACAGGAACCGCGCCGCGCCGCCCGAAAGCACCGCTGGCAGGTCGATGCCTTGCTCCACCCTGCCGGGGCCGGGTCGGCTGATCCGCTGGACCCCGGCCTGATAGTCCCGCTCCGCATCATAATGGCGAAGCGACAGCGCCACCGGCACGCCCTCCGCCGCCGCGCCAGCCCGTTCGGCAGGGTCCAGCTTTCGCCCGTTGACCCGCTGACACAGATCGGCCTGGCGCAGCTCGGCCTCGTCCTCCTCGTCAGCGACCGTCCCGGCCAGCCGCAGGCCCGCTTCCCCGTCGATAAAGGCAAGGTCGTGCGCCTGCGCCAAAGGCATGATGGCATCGGCCACATCCGTCCCGCCCGCCGCAAAGCCGTCCACGTCGCCCAGACCCCCGGCACTCAACAGCCCGCCGCACAGATGCTGCGCGATGAAACCGATGCCGACAGCGCCGTCATCGGCCTCCACCTCAAAGGTCAGCGACGGTATCCGGTTGCCAAAGTCCGCCAGTTGCAGGTCCTCGAACACTACATAGGCGATGCCGCGATGCGCAGGCGTCTGGCTCAGCCCCTGCGCGGACGCGATCAGCGGGTCCACCGCCTGCGCCTCTCCGCCCATATGCAACCGGAAAGCGCCCAGTTCCGACTTGAAATCCCCCGCCGCGCCGCGCAGCAGATTGCCGTCCGCCCATATGCGCCGCACCGCCTTGATCTTCCGCGCCGACAACGCGACCGCGAAGCTGGACGAATAGCTATAGCTGGTAACGCTGGGCCGCCCCTTGCCGCCGCCGCTCTTTTTCCGCTTCTCCTTCAGGTCCGTCGCCCAGATCACCGTGCCCGCGACCCGCATCTTTCCGAATATTTTCGGCATCTGCGCGCCATAGGTGGACGTCTGGACCTGCAAATCGGCCAGTCGCCGTCCTTCCACGCCCTTGGGCTTGAACAGGACCGCCTGGTCCAGGCTGTTGCCGATCAATCCGCCGATCGCGGCGCCCAACGGCCCGCCAATCGCCGTGCCCAGCGCCGTCAGCACGATAGTCGCCATCTCGCCTCCTATATTGTTCGCCAGTAACCGATCACCGGCCAGGGTGACTCCCCCGGCATCTCCACCACGCGCCCCAGCCCCGCATGGGCATGGACATGGCCCCCCGGCACCACCACCATCAGATGCAACTGCAGCGGCCCCGGCCGCACCAGCGCCAGATCGCCCGGCTCGCCCTTCGCCACAGCGGCCAGCCCCGCCTGCGCCAGCCAGGCGCGGGCCAGGTCTTCATCCCCCGACCGCAGCCCATATCCACGCGGCGGCGCGCCTTGATGCCCAGCCGCTGCGAAAGCCAGCACCGCCAGCCCCACGCAATCGACGCCCTGCGCCACGCTGCGGCCATGCAGGCGAAAGGGCGCGCCCACCATGTCGCGCGCGGCGGCGACGATGCGCGCCGCCTTATTCTCCCCGCTCATGCGCCGGGATAGCGCGTCAAAAGGTCCGTCCCCGGCAGATAAGGCTCCCCCCGGAAATTCGCAGCATTGCCAAAGCGCGTGGCGCAACTTCCCAGCTGCCGGTCGCACCCTTCCGTCAACAGCGCCATCGTCCCCGCCTCCACCGCAAAATGCGGCGCGTCCGCCAGAGTCAGCGCGTCCTCGCCATTGTCGATGATCGCCTGCACCATCCCGCCGTTCGCGCCTGTCAACCAGCGCAGGCTGCCATAGCCATAGGCCCCCGCCGTCAGGCCAGCGACACTCACGACCGCATCCTCCACCCCGGTCACAGCCACGATCCTGCGCCGCCCCGCCATATCGACACGGCACTGCGCATCCCCCAGCTGCGCCCGGCAATCGGGCGACGTCGATGGCGCGACCGGCGCTTTCAACGCCGCCATCGCGCCCACCAGCTCCGCCGTGAAAGCCCCACCCCGGCAAGCGACGCTGCCTATTTCACCCCGCGCCAGCAGCAGCCACAGGACGCCCGGCGCTTCCCACTCCGTCAGCCGCAACTCCAGCGCCGCCCCGTCCCAGCGCCCGGCCATCAAGTCGCGCTCGCTGATCGCGTCGGCGACCAGAGCGCCTTCCACATCGGTATCGCCGCCTTCCGCCGTGATCCGGCTATGGATCGCGGACGGCATCATCCCCGGCGCGGCGCGATAGCGTATGTGGCCGATCTCCAGGTCCCGGTCATGGCTGGTCAGCCCTATCGTCACCCCGTCCCGGCGCTCCAGCCGCCAGCAAAAGGCCAACGTCGCCAGCGGCTTCTCCAACCCTTCCAGCCCGCTCATTCCCTGATCTCCACCAACGGCACCGAAGGCGCTTCGCCCGCCGCGAAAGTCGCGCGGTTGATGTCGATCCTGTCCTCGGCAAATCGCACCGGCACGTCGAACCGGAACCCCGCCGTCAGCACCGCGCCATCGGCAGGCGCTACATCGAAAGCGATGACGCCCGCCCCCGCATGGCTCCACCCGTCGGCGACCTCCACGCCGTCCACCGCGACCCGAATGCTCCCCGGCGCGGGACGCGTGATCCGCCTCGCCTGCGCCTCTTCGCCGTCGCCATAATATCGCTGCAACGGAAATTCGGCCCGCACGCCATCGCCGATGCCCAGCCGCTGGTCCAACGGACCGGGCATCCCCCCAATCGCGCAACTACGGTCATCATAGGGATCGGTCAGCCGAAAGCCGCGCGCCGCCCCCCGCCGCGCACGGAAGAAAGCGATCAGCGTCGCGATGTCCGCTTCCGACCGCACCCCCGGCCCGACATCGAAAGACAATCGCGCATCGGCCCAATCGCTGCTGCGCCGCTCATGCCCGGACGGACTTTCGACAATCTGCGTGGAAAAAGCGGGGGCAAGGCTCGCCTCCCGCCCGATGCTCAGCGGAAAGGCCACATCGTCAAAGGCTTGCATATCCTCTTCCCCATAAAGTCTGAAACAGGTGAAGCCGTCCCGCGCCACCTGCGGCAACGCCCACACGAACGTCGCCGCCGTCCCGCGCTTCACCGCCGCGTCCGCCGCATCGGCGATCCGCTGCCACTGCCCCGCCTGCTCCGGCAACAATACGAAGCCGGAAAAATAATGCTGCTCCGCCACCGGATAGCCCAGCCTCTGGGTGGCAAGGTCGATGCCCTTGGCGGTCAGGCGCGCCCGCCCTTCCGTCACCCAGTCATAATCTTCCAGCTGCAGCACATCGAATGCGGGGAAAGCCCATCCCACCGGCATGTTCGCCCGCTTCGCCTCGGGCGCCAGCGGGTCCAGCACCGTGGGCAGATAGGCCAGCAACAGCGTCACCGCGTCCGGCGCGACCCCCTTGACCCACGCACATAATGCCGCAGTAGACGCCGCCAGCATCGCCCCCGCCTGATCCAGCAAAGCCTTCTGCCCACTGTTCAGCGTCCCGCGAATATCGGGAATGGACACCGGACTGCCGCCAAAGGCCGCCCGTGCCGCAGCATCATAGATGCAGATGCGTCCATCGGCGGGCATCACCCACCACCACGGCTCGCCAACCTGAAACTTGACCGCAATATCCGCCGCCAAGGCTATGGCAACAAAGGCCCCCGCCACCAGCCGCAAATAGCTCATTGCCCCATCATGCGCGGGCGACAACAGCGTCGAAGGGGGCGACCATCCCGTCAGCGCCGGATCGCCATTTTCGGCCCGCTGCTTCCAGTCGTTCCAGCAATGGGCGTCGAACAGCTCGTAAGACAGCGACCAGATGACGCCCATCCCCATCGCCTTGGCCCGCCGCGCGAAATCGGCATTCCACGCGGCACATGGCGTGTTCAGCACGCCACCGGCCAGGCTGACATAATGGCCGCCGCCCAGGGGTTCGAGCCGGAAATAATGGCTCATGCCGACATAATGGTTGATGTCGCCACGATAGCCCAGCGCATGGATCGACGCGACGATCCGTTCCGGCGTCTGGTTGAAACAATCGTCATAGCCGGTCGCCATCGACAGGCCATGTTCGGGCACCATCACGTCGCCAATGCTCAGGACGGAACCCGCCCCATCGCATCTTATGCCGCTGACTTCCGCCCACCCCTCTACCGCCGCGCCAAAGACGACCGTCCCCGCATCATAGTCCGGCGGCGCAATGGAAATGAACATCCGGTCGACATCCCCGGCCCAGACCGGATCGGCTTCTCCGGGCAGCAGGAACCCGCCGTCCATATCCGAAAAATCCAGCGTGACCCACGCATCCTCGGCGGTGCCATCGGCATAGTTCCACAATCGCACATACCAGGAACGGGGATTGCCCGCCTCGTCCCTGCCCTCGACCGTCAGCGTCGGCCCATGGGTCTCGTCCAACTGCCTCAGCCCGCCGCTGCGCCACCGGAACCGCAGCACGCATTCGCGAAAGTCCCGCGCCGTCTCATAGGCCAGCAGCGGATGACTCCATTTGTCCTCCGCTTCCCAGATCAGCCCCGCCAGGTCGCCCGATCCGTAAAATACCGCATCCACACGCAAAGCGTCCGGCGCGGTGGTGACGACGCTCGCCATCATTGGCCGGGGGAAATTCACCGTCCAATGCGTCGGCGCAAAGCGCTTCATGTGCCGCGCCTCCTGCCCCCGCCGCGTATCCGCCAGCCAGTAATCCAGTCCGCTCATCCGTTCAGCGCTCCCCTGACCGCCCGCGCCACCTGCCGCGCGCTGCGCGCCAGCAACCGGTGTCCCTCCTGCCCCTCACCCCGGCCCGACACGGCGATGCTGACCCGCACGTCACGCGCACCGCCGCCACCATTCGGCACCACCTGCCCGCTCGCCGTCGGCACGAACATTTCCGGTCCGCGCTCGCCGACCATATAGGCCCGCCCCGGCGTCACCGGCCCGCCCGTCGCCCGACCCGGCAGGCCCAGCGCCGCCGAAGCGAGTGTCAGCAGCGTGCCGCCGGTTCCCCCCATGCCACTCGCCGCCGACCGCACCGCCGCAGCGGCAATGTCTTCCAGTATCGACGACGCCACGCGCTTGAGTTCCTCAAAGCCGAACCGGCCCGACCGCACCGCGCGCAACAGTCCCTGCTCGATCCGCCGCCCGGCCCGTTCGGCCCCGTTCGCCAACGGCCCTTCCAACTCGCCTCGCATCGCATCCACATCCCGCGAAAGCCCCTGCGTGTCGGCCCGCACCCGCACCACCAGCGTCTCGATTTCCTCGTCCATCCCGCGCCTCCCACACACCAAAAAAAGCCCCTCCCTTCAGGGAGGGGTTGGGGGAGGGCCTGTCCCTCAACCCACTTACCCACAGCCGTTGGGGCTGACCCACAGCCGTTCGGGCTGAGCTTGTCGAAGCCGCCCCCTTCCCCTTCTCTTCCCCTTCTCTTTCCCTTCCCTTCCACATGCCAAAGAAGTGAACCCGTTCGTTTCGAGCGAAGTCGAGAAACCGGGGCCACCCCCAGCCCCTCAATCCGGCATCATCCCCTTCAGCCGCTCCAGCTCCCCCGCATCCATTCCGGCATCCGGCTCATCCTCCCCCCGCGCGGCGCGCAGCACCGCCTCCAGCTCGACCGGCGTCGACCGCCAGAACTCGTCAGGCCGCCAGCCCAGCAGCCATCCCGCGACGCCCGCCAGGCGCGCCGCCGTTTTGAAAAAGCTCATCGTCCCCCCAAAATCTGCTTCAATATGCCGCGCAGCACCGGCGACAGCTTCGCCAGCCCCGCCTCGACAATCGCCTCGCCCAGCCCATCGCGGGTCAGTCCCTGCGGCGGATCGACCAGGCAATGCCAGAACAGCGCCGCCATGTCGGACAGCGACAGCTTGCCGTCCGCCGCCCGGTCCACCAGGTCGAACAACGGCCCCAATTCTTCCTCTGCCGCCACCAGCGCGGCAAAGCTTGGCCGCAGCCTCAACCGCTCGCCCGCCAGATCCAGCGCCGCCTCGCCCCGCGCGCCGTTGGGCGCTTCGCTCACGCCGCTCATTCCGACACCACCGGGCCGGAACTTTCCAGGCTCAGCGCATAATTGCGCTCGCCATTATAGTCCCCGGCATAGTCCAGCCGCGTCACCAGGAAACGGCCGCGCATTCGCTCGCCGCTTTCGAAACTCAATTCATAATCGTCGATTGTGCCGGACAGCGCATGGTTGCGGATGCGCACCTCTGCCGCCGATCCGGTGAAAATCCCCGCCGCCGACACGCTGACCGACCGCACGCCCGCGCCGGACAGCAATTCGCGCCAGCCACCGGAATCCTTGCTGGTGACATTGACCGCTTCGCCGTTCACCGACAGCTGCGTCGTGCGCATTCCAGCGACCGTGGCATAGACTGGCGGACCCCCGCCATCACCCACCTTCAATAGAAATGCGCTTCCTTTTTCTACGCCCATGGAGCATTCTCCTGTAAGATAAACCGTGTCAGAATCGGGATTTTTGGAGAGGATCAGATGCTTTCCGCCATTCCCCTCATCATGCTGCTGGCCGCCCCCCAGTCGGGCGACGCTGTCGGCGCTGGACGCAAGGCTTTCACTCAATGCCTGGCCGCCCAGGTGCAGCCTTCGCTCGACAAGAAAATGACCGTCAGCGCCTTTCAATCCGCGCTGAAGGCGAAGTGTCGCGACAAGGAAGCGGCCTTCCACGTCGCCCTGGTGGCTGACGGCAAGGCGATTGGCCTGTCGGAAAAAGACGCGCAGGCCGACGCCGACGATCAAGTGTCCGAATATGTCGACAAGATTACCGGCGAATATGAAGATTATTCGCGCTGACGACTGCGACGACCTGCTCCCAACCGCAGATCAGTCCTGCGCCACCGCCCGCAGCCGATAGTCCACCACCGCGCGCCAGCCATCGCCGTCCCGCGCGCCGGTCCGCAACAATCGCGACCGGATCAGCCTCGCATTGACGAGGCGCCACTCTTCGCCCGCCATGTCCAGCGCCTGCATGACCGGATCGATCCGGGCCAGCATCGCCCCGATCCTTCCCGCCATGTCCCCCGCATCGTGCAGGCTGATGGTCAGGCGCAATTCGCGCCCATCGACGCCCTTCGCGCCCCAATCGCTCGCAATACACTCACCCATCACCGCGAAGGGCGGGGCCGCGCGCGCCGGTTGTCCATCGAACAGGCCATTCAACAGGCTCATCAGGCCCCCGTCCGCCTTCAACGCGGCGATCACCGCCGCCCGCACCGTCACTTCCGCGCTCATCCGCTTCCCCTCCCCGCCTCACGCAGGCCCAGATCGCTCATCCATCGGCGCACAAGGCCCCGCCCAGTCAGCCTGACGCTCTCCCCCTCGACCCACGCGTCCTCGACGCCAGCGGAGATCGCCGCACTCGCCACCGCGCGGCGACGGCGCTCCGCCCGCGCCTCGACCATGCGGATCATCCGCCCCAGCATCGCGGCCTTCATGCCAACCGCATCCGCCGCCATGGCCGCCACAGCGCGCTCACCACGGCGGGCGGGGATGGCATGTCGCCGCCGCGCGCGGCAAAATGCTCCGCCGCCAGCCGGACAATTCCCTGTCGGATAGCTCCGGGCAGCCCGTCCGGCTCCTCGGCCAGCCCCGCGCGATACCGCACCGCCGCCACCCGTCGTTCGCCCGCCAGATGAACTCGCACCCATCCATCGCCTGCCGCATCAATATCGACGGCATAATCCTCCACCGGCAGCGCCTCCGCCTCGCCGTCCGGCGTCACCGCGTCGACGCCCAGCACCGCGATCACCGGCCTTGCCGTCAGCCGCTGCCAGCCGCCGTCCGCCCGCACCGTCTCGCGCGCCTCGCCGATCATCAGCCACTGGCCGACAAATTGCTCGCACAGCCCCGTCGCGCTCAGCAGCAGCGCCTCCAGCAGCGCATCCTCACCGTCCCCCGTGATCCGCAGATAATCCTTCAACTCGCCAAGCGACGCGCCCGGCGCCCCCGCCTCTTCCCGCACCAGCACCATCGCCCCTCCAGACATAAAAAGGGGGAGCGCCACGAAGACGCTCCCCCAATGCACAAACCAGAAAACCGCCCGTGTCAGGTGGCGGCGAACTTCATCAGCTTGATCGCTTCGCTATTGGCGACCGCCCCGCCGATGCGCTTGACCGCATAGAAATGCACGAACGGCTTGTTGCTGAACGGATCGCGCAGGATGCTCGTCTCGCTGCGCTCCGAAATGACATAGCCCGCCTGAAAATTACCAAAGGCAATCGACAGGCTGTTCGCCGCGATGTCGGGCATGTCTTCGGCCTCCACCACCGGATAGCCCAGCAGCGTCGCGGGCTGCCCCGCGCTCAGCGACGGCTGCCAGATGAACGCGCCGTCATCCGTCTTCATCTTGCGGATGGCGCTCAGCGTCGCGGAGTTCATGACAAAGCTCGCACCTTGGCGATAGGGCGCGCGCAGGCTCTGCACCAGGTCGATCAGCTTGTCCTGCGGGTTCGTCGCCGCAAAGCCCGCCGCCGCCCCCGACGCAACATATTGCAACGATCCAAAGGCCCGGACGCTGTCCGCCTCATTGGTCGTCGTATAGGTCAGGAACCCCTTGGGCTTGTTCGTGCCATTGCCGTTGACGAACGCCGCGCCCTCCGCCGCCGCGAACTCGCGGGCGATCTCCATCGCCAGCCAGCTTTCGACATCGAACTGCGCATCGTCCAGCATCGCCTGGCTCGCCGCCGGATTGGCGTAAAGCTCGCCCGATGGCGGGACGATCTCGTTAAAGGCGGGGGTAGCCGTCTCCGCCCGCGCGCCGGTCTCGCTCGCCCATCCCGACACGATGCCGCCCGACGTCACCAGCTTGCGATATCCAGCGCTGCCCGTGCGCACCACATTGGCGATCGCGCGAATGGGCGAGATGCTCTTGAGCGTCGCATCAATAATCTGGTCGATCTCACGCGGCACCGCATAGCCGCCCGCGCCGCCGCTCGCCCCCGAAAAGCTTTTCAGCTCCACGCCCGCTTCATGCCCCTGCCGCAGATATCGATCGACAAAAGCCGCCCGCTTGGGATCGAAAGCACCGCCCTTCACCCCGTCCAACGCCGGACGCTGCTGCTGCAACAGCGCGCCCTTTAGCGCCGCAATCTCCCCCTCCATCGCCTCGATCCGCTCACCCTGCACCACCGCGTCAAAGCTCGCTTCCAACTGGTCCGTCATTCACCACTCCCACAAAAAAGGCGGCCCGAATGGACCGCCTGAACCTCAAAGAAATCGGAACGCACCTCACTCCACAGCAATCACCCGCGCCAGCGGCTGCATCGGATGCGTGACCACACTCACCTCCACCACCTCCAGCGCCAGCAATTCCCGTGGGCCCGCCCCGCGCGCTTCCCGCACCCGATAGCCAAAGGACAACCCATCGACCGCGCGCGCCTTCAAGGCCCGCCCCGCCTCCCGCCCGGCGGCGGTCCGCCCCGAAACGCGCCCGATCACGCGCAGCCCGCGCGCATCCTCCTCGATCCGCTCGACCGTGCCGATCGCATCGCCCGGACGGTGCTGCCACAGCAAAGGCACGCCAGCCGCCACCCCTGCAAAGGCCCCCGCCCGCACCACGTCCCCGCCGCGATCCACCCGATCGAACACCGCCGCATATCCGGCAAAGCGCACATCATCGCTCATGCCCGGATCATCCCCAGCAGCCCGGCCTTCACCGCCACGCCCAGCAGCACCAGCGCCATGACGATCCGCACCGCCCACCCGACGACAGCGCCCCGCGCCGCCTTCTTCGCGTCGCGCCATGCGGACAGCAGTTCGCGCAATTCCCGCACATCGCCCTCCGCGCCCCGGTCGGCCAGGCCCAACCGCTCCAGCGCCCGCCCCGCGCCCAGCTCGCTTGCTTCCTCGATCAGGGCGCGGATCATCACCATGTCCATCTGCCCCGGCACGCCCTGCGCCTGCGCCACCAGCCGCGCCAGCATCTCGCCATCATATTTCATCGGCCCCTCCCGCCTTCGCGACATCAAATCCCCAGCATCGCCTTCTTCTCATCCGCCGTCAGAAAATCCGCCCCGGCCACGCGATCCCACAATGCCGCCCGCTCGTCCGACAGTGCAGGCACCGCATCCATGTCCACCGCCAGCGACAATCCCGGCCACCACCCGCGCAGCCCCTGCGTCAATCCGCCGCAAATCTTGCCCAGCAACGGCAGGATCGTCTGCCGCCACAGCGCCTTGTTCGCCTCGCGATAATTGGCGTAGCTATTGTCGCCCGGCAGCCCCATCAGCATCGGCGGCACCCCGAAAGCCAAAGCGATTTCCCGCGCCGCCGCCGCCTTCAGGCCGACAAAGTCCATCTCCGCTGGCGACAGGCTCATCGCCCTCCAGTTCAGCCCGCCTTCCAGCAACATGGGCCGCCCCGCATTGGCAGCACCGGAAAAGGCCACCTCCATCTCGCGCTTCACCCGCTCGAACTGCTCCGGCGACATCACCGACCCGTCGCCCGGATCATAGACCATCGCCCCGGAAGGCCGCGCCGCATTGTCCAGCAACGCCTTGTTCCACACCGTCGCGGCATTGTGGATCGCCACCGCGCCCGCCGCCGCGCCGACACAGCCCAACCCATAATGATCGTCCAGCGGATGCAGCGCCTTCAGGTGGATGATGCTCGTCCGCCCCGCCGCATCTTCGGGCAGCAGCCGGGTCACATTGTCCCCGACCCGATAGAGATAGGCTGCTGGCCACCCCCGCGCGTCGGCCTCCACGCTCACCCGCTCAGGCCGCAGCGCATAAAGTTCGGCAGGCATCCCATCCGCGCCCGCGATTATCTGGACATATCCATTGCCATGCAGCAGCAAATGGCTGGCCAGCACCTCCACCATCGCCTGCCCACCGACACAGCACGTCACCAGCGACAGCGCCCGCGCGCCCTCCTCCGGCTCGACCCCGGCGGCAGTCAGGGCCGTCGCCCCCGCCCCTTCCGACACCAACCGCAACGCCCGCTGCGCCACCGGATTGCCGATCACGCCAGATCGCACCTGCGCCTCATAGGAAGCAGGCCATTCGCCCAAAGCCACCGCGCCCGAACCCCAGGCACGCGCCAACACCGGCCGCGCGGAACCCCGCGCCGCCTTCGTCCCAAAGAATTTCATGAAAGCCCCCGCCACAAAAAAATCCTCGCCCCATCGGGGAGAGGATAGTGAAGCTTGGCAGCGTGCTGCCTAGCGAAACTTGGAGAGGGGGCAGCTCCCCTCGCCTCAACTCAAAGATCGCGGTTCAGCAGGAATTAGTGCCCCTCGCTCTCGCCGTTTGGGAAGAGGAAGCCCCCTCGCCTCAACTCAGGGATTACGCCGCAACACCCGGTCGCACGTGGAATTGGTGCCCTCGCTCTTGCCAATCACGCGCCCGGCGACCGCGCCCGCAGCACCCGCCAGCAGGGATTCGCCCAGGCTTCCACCCGCAATCGCGCCGACACCCACGCCGCCCGCCGCACCGATCACGGTTCCGCGATCGCGGCCCTTCTTCGCCTGTAACAGGCAATAGCGCACATCATCGCGGTCGCGCGGCGCGGCCCTTGCCACGCGCGCCCGTTCCTTGCTGCTCAGTGAAGCCGCCATGACCGGCGTTGCTACAAACGTCACGCCAGCGGCTATCATCATGATCCTGGCCAGCTTCATGACCGATACTCCTTATAAAAATTCACCTGTATAATACGCCAGCCTCCCGCTGCGGGTTCCTCATAGGTGCCGCACCCTCGCGTCACCCCGTCGTCCCAACATCAATTCGGTCAGCGCCCATACCAGCGCGTCGGCGCGGTCGGGCGACCGGCCGGGACCGACATAGCCGCCCCCCGCCACCAGCCCGCACATCTGGTCCTCCATCTGCCAGAATGCGCCCAGGTGCAGCACACGTCCCGCTTCATACAGCGCCGCCACCGGCTCGGCCCGCGCCGCCTTGCCCCGGCTGGCATGGACCAGCCGCACGGGCAACGCCGCCTCCGCCGCGCGCAGCACGCTTTCCACCATCGCGCCGCCATTATTGGCTTCCGCCACCACCCTGTCCGCGCCATGCGCCGCCGCCGCACTCGCCACCGCGCGCGCCCAGCCGTCGGGCGTCGCCTTTTCCACGCTCGCATCCGCAATCACATAAGCGCGCCCGTCATGGCCAATCCCGGCCACCACGATGCCGCATGCGTCTCCCGTTGCCGAAGCGGGCGGATCGACCGCCACCACGACCCGCGACAACGGAGGCGCGCCGTCCTTGCCAGCAGGCACATGGACCGCGCGGCATCGCTCCAGCAGGTCCCGGCTCCACAATGCGCCTTCGACATCTTCGATCAGTTCGCCGTCCAGTTCCTGCCGTCCCAGCCGCGTATCGCCATAATTACGCTCCATCGCCGCGATGAAACCATCCGCCAGGTTCGCGCTATTGTCGGCGGTGCGTCCCCGCGTCACCGCAACGTCGGCTCCGTCGCGCGCCACCAGCCTGCGCACCAAAGCGACCGGGCGCGGCGTCGTCGTCGCCAGCACGCGCGGTTCATTCCCCAGCCGCATGCCCATCATCAAATTGTCCCACACCGCCTCGCCGCCCGCCCATTTGGCGATTTCGTCCGCCCAGCCATGGCTGAATTGCGGCCCGCGCAACGCTTCCGGTTCCGCCGCCCCGAACAGGATCGCCATCGCCCCATTGGGCCAGATCAACCGTCGCAACGCCGGGGCAAAGGCTGGCCGGTTCCACCAGGGCGCAATCGCCAGCAGGCCCGACGGTCCCTCCACCATCACGGACCGCACCTCGCCCAGCGTCGCCCCGACCAGAGCGATCCGGGCGCGGCCATCGCTTTCCGCTATCGCCCGCACCCATTCCGCCCCTGCCCGCGTCTTGCCGAACCCGCGCCCCGCCATCATCAACCAGACCCGCCAGTCTCCGTCGGGTGCCAGCTGTTCTGGCCGCGCGAGCCAGCCCCAGTCATGCGCCAGCGCCTGCGCCGCCGCATTGTCCAACCCGGCCAATATCCGATCGCGTGTCTCGACCGGCATCAGGGCCAGTCGTTCGAAATCCGATATGCCCCCCACTTCGATCGCCTCCCCGCTCCGCTTTCCACCCACATTTCCGCCGCATCGCTACACAGAATTAATGTAGATCAACTTTTGCCCGTCTGAACAAAAAAAAGCCCCGCCTAAGAAAAGGCGGAGCAGTTTGGGTCGCACTGCAGGCATAACCTGCAAATTGATAAGATCACTGTTTAATAGAAATTACCATATATCCAACGACATATTTTTACAAAAAAATTATTTGTTGCCAACGGTTTAACAAGGCACAAAAAAACCGGAGCACTTAAGCGCCCCAGGATGAATTATTCCGAACCAAGCACTGAATGTTTGCCGCTATAAATAGTTCCGTCATCATCAATCGCATTTTCAAAGACGCGCTGGCTGCACGCGACTGACTGCCGCCATGCTCCACCCGGTGGTCCGATCCTGACATTCGCCGGGGTCAAGGACATCCTTCCCCTGCCGCTGCGGCATCGCTGCGCCGCCGGACCGCGTCCAGCGCCGCCCGCAATCGCGTCACCGCATCCTCGCCGTCCGGCCTTTCGGTTTCGTTCGCGGCGCGCGCTTCCATGGCCTGGCGGGCGTGGGCGGTCAGCAACCGCATGCCCACCATATGGGGATGGCCGCGCTTCACCTTGCGGCTTTTCACCATGCCGTCCGCGTCCAGCGTCACCTCTTCCTGCTCGCTGCCGAACAGCGCCTCCCGCAACAGCAGTGCCTCCAGTTCGGAATAACCGACGCTCAGCGCCTGCGCCCATTCCCGTGCAAAGCCGGGATCACGCCGTTTTTGATAATAAGCGCTCGACAGATTCATGCCCGCCGCCCGCGCCGCCTCGCTGACGTTGCAGGTCGCGGCCAGCGTTTCCATGAAGGTCTTGCGCAGTTCCTGCGTCCAGCCATCCTTGCGCACGGCGCGTATCTGGGCTTTGGCTCCTGCCTTCCCGGCCTGACTGCGCTGCACGGTCAATTCCCGGTCCGTGCCGTCGCTCGCCTTCCCGCTGAAGCGGCGCGACGCGCCCCCGGTCTTCTTCCCCTCCCTCTCCTTGTCCTCCACGCTGCCCCTCCTTTGCCCAACGCAAAAGGGCCGGCCCATCTGGACCAGCCCGTTCGCGCCGCCGCCTTGGCGACTCACATTTCCCAATATCGACAT